GAAGCCGAGCGCGCCGCCTTCACGGATCGAGCCTTAGCGCTTTGGTCCACATGGGTAGGCGTGGACGTGACGACGCTACGCACCGAAGCTGAAAGGCTTGCCGCATGAGACACCACATCCCCCCCGAAGAATGGTTCACCATCCGCAGTGCAGACGCACGCAGCGAGTTCTTTGGCGATCTTACCGAAGACGAGTTCAACGAAGGCTGTGAAACAGAAGCCATGGTGCAATCAGCGCTGATATGGAGCGCAGGGACGGTGTTGCAGTGAGCAAGCCATTTAGCCCCGAGACGCTGGCCGACCGTTGGGGTTGCAGCGCGGCCAAGGTACGGACTATGTACCGCGACGGAGAACTGACAGGCTTCAGGCTTGGCAAGTTGATCCGCATCCCCGCAGCCGAGGTGGAACGGTACGAGTGTCTGAATACACCCTCACCATGCACCGAGGAAAGCTCGCCCTCACCTTCCGAGACAACGGTAAGCCGCGCCGAATTTCGACTGGCACGGCAGATCGGGGACGGGCCGAAGCTATCGCCCGTGAATTATGGGACCGCATAACCACACCCGCCACGGAGCGGATAGCGGACTTATGGCCCCGATACGTCAAAGATCGGCAGCGGGACGGCGTTGGAACGGACTTCCGAACGCACGAACTGGCCTTGAAGGATCACTTCTGGCACCGCTTGGGCACAGCGATAAACCGCGACGACTGCCGAGCGTATCACTTGGCGCGCAAGGAGCTTGGCTATTCGCCGAGTACAATCAGGACCGACCTTGCGTTGCTTCGTGCCTGCCTGCGCTGGCGGTACGGCGAGGACGCGCCTGCAATCTGGCTTCCCCCTGCCTCACCGCCGCGAGATCGATGGCTAACCAAACCAGAGGCGAACAAGCTGGTGAACGCCGCGAAGTCACCGCACGTCAAGTTGTTCCTGATCTTGGGGCTGGCGACCGGAGCGCGGGCCGCCGCGATCTTGGATCTGACTTGGGACCGCGTGGACTTTCACCACGGGACTATCGACTTCCGGCCCGCTGGCAGGGAGCAGACAAACAAGCGCCGTACAGTCGTGCCGATGAACAACCGCGCTCGCGCCGCATTGGAGGAAGCGCACAAGGCCGCGCTGTCGGATCATGTAATCGAGTATGGTGGGAAGCCGGTAGATTCGATCAAGAAGGCAATTCAGCGCCTGTCAGCCGCAACCGGCATAGCGGTAAGCCCGCACGTGTTGCGTCACACCTGCGCCGTTTGGATGGCACAAGCGGACGTGCCGATGCAGAAGATTTCGCAGTACCTGGGGCACACTTCGCTAGCCATGACGGCCAGCGTGTACGCCAGATATTCGCCGTCATTTATGGCCGATGCGGGGGACGCCGTGGAGTTCTGATGTACACTGGTACATCGTCGCTCTTCTGCCAATTCCCTGAAAACCCCGGAAATACTGGTGCCGCTTACGTGACTCGAACACGTGACCCCATCATTACGAACAAGGGGTACCTCCGGAAAACTGCGCTTTCTGCGGCTCTTTCTGTACCGATTTGCGCAATATGTGCTGATTTTGTTCGCGTTCCGTCGCCTGATTTGGTACATATGTACATCGGGCCGGAAGCGGATTGCCGTCCACTCCCAGCCCTGACCATCAACGCGAAGGAAGCGCGCAATGGCTGATCTGAATATCGCGCCCGAGATGGGCGAAGGCAACCCCATAGAACTTAGGTTCGTCAACAGTGACGCGACGCCGAAAGTCGCGACGGTTCGCTGCGACACGGCCAGCATTGCACCGATCATGGCTTGGTATGGGGCTTATTGCGCTGGCGACCGATACGCGGTTTACGCGGGCGGTGAGAAGCTGACCAAGGACAAGAACGGGGAGTTGGTCGCATGACCCTCCTCATCCTCCTCACCCCACCCGTCTTCGCGGCCCTGACTTGGCTGGCGATCGAATGGCGCCGTGCGCTGGCACAGTTCGAACTTGCCGGCCGTGGTGTGTCTCTGGAGCGCAGTCATGACCTTTGAGAAACCGTTAACCGCCAATCCCGATGTTTCGGGCGTTTCAGGCGATGCTGTGGGGGAAACACCCTCAAATCCCGCCAATGGGTTGGGTGTGGGCGGGGGAACGCCCGAACACGCCGTTGCATTAAAATCGCCAGAGTATGTGGTCACCCGGCATATTGAGGACCGCCCATTGCGAGGCATGTGGCACTGCGGACCGAACGCCGTTTGGGTAGAGGTTACGCATCTGCCGACGATGATCAGTGCCCGTGCATTCGATCAGAACGGCCATCACGCAAAGCAAACCGCACTGACATGCTGCCAGTTGATGGTCGAGCAGTCGCGCTTGCTCAAATGCCAATTTCCCGAACGCGTCACCCCGGAGCAATCATCATGACCAACGAACCCCTTAAGGCCACCCAGCCTTTGCCTTACGAATGCTTTCAGGATCGCAGCTACTACGACATGTGGTGCGTCCGTCGCGTAAACGAGCGCGAGTGGGGCAAGAGTTTTCACCTTGTCAACGGCGAGGAAGCCGCTGCGCTGCGTGATCTGCTGAACACGCGCACAGTGAACAGCCACCACGATCTTATCGAGGCTTTGCGGGCGGTAAGGGCGATGCTCAGCCTTTACGACGGCGTTCAGTCACGTGTCGGGGACGCGTTCAAAATCGTTGATGCCATACTCGGTGAGGAGGCAGGTCATGGATAAGACCTGTGCATACGACAAACACGGACGCGAAATAAAGGTCGGTGACGTCCTCAAGGTTTTCCACTTCGTCGGCGCGCGTCGAAAGCGGCACTACATGTACAAGCATGTGGTGGGAACGCGGCCAGCTAACGACGGTGGCGAGTTCCTTGTCATATCGCACCTCAACCTGAAGCCATTGGACGGCAGAGACGCTGGCTACTGGATTTTTCAGAAAGGCCAAGTCGAACGCGACACCGAGATTGTGCAGAGCGCTGGCGACTATTTTGAGGATCGCCCACGCCACACCCCCAAGGAGCCACCCCATGCAGGATGAAGTCAAGGTCAGTCAGGCGGACATTGAATGCGCCATAAAGATCCAGAACTGCCAAAGCAGCAACTTTGCCGCGCATTACATCGCTAACTATCGCCACCAAGCAGAGCGCGAGACGCTGGCACGGATGGAGCCGGTTGCTTGGATGTATGAGCGGGGTGGGGTCAAGCATGTCGTGACAGAACGAGCGACCGACTTGCCCGCTTTTGTGGCGGTAGGCTGGACCGAAACGCCTTTGTTTGCCCTTCCACCCGCACCGGAGGCAGGACAATGACAGCCGAAGAGATCGCGGCGGGGCTGCGTAAGGATGAGATCCGCTGCATCCTCACAATTGATGAGCCAGACGCAACGAAACGAGCGCCAGTTCCTGACAGCATTTGGTATGGAAGACTGTCCCATCTCAAGGCGGGTTGGCAGTCAAAAACGAACTCTAACCTTTCTGAAATCGGCCTCGCCGTCCGCGCCATCTTGGAGAGCAATCATGACAGAGCCTGAGCAGTGGGCGAGGGAACTGCTTGATGCAGTCTTTGACGCCAGCGATCTAGGCAGTGCATGCGGCATTGTTGATTGCCCACAGTGCGCGAACGCCGCCCTAACCCTCCAGCGCGCCTTCGAGGAGCGTGAGCGGGAGTTGCGGGAGCAGAACAATTCCCTTCGACATTGGGCATGGGGGCACATTGACGCCCTATTGCTCTATGCTGCTGGGCAATACCCCAAGGACAGTCATGTAAAGGATGCTGTGGCATTCTGCCGCGCGCTCTATCCCAAGAAGAAACTGCGCATGGACCCGTTGGAGGCAGCGGCGTTCCATCCAGCTACCCAAGCCCTCGCCACCCGTCAGCCCACCCCCACGGAAGGAAGCAGCGATGAAGAACAATGATGGGCGTCTTAACGGGCCGTCGCAAGCCGAGCCTGTAGTCTCGGCCCTGCGGGCTTCCGTCCCTGACGCAAAGAAGCGGAAAATCCTGCGCGATCTGGACAAGGCGCGCGAAGGACTGTTCCCGCACAAAACCTGTCCTGCTTCCCGCCATGTCCACATGATCGTCGAGGGCTTGCTTGACACCAAGGCTGGCTACGGAGCCGATCTAAAGCGACTTGGGTATGAACCCGACCACTTGGCAGGGAGCATCGCAAGCGTGCTGCAGAACCTGTGGGACGCCCGCCGTTGGATGCGCTGGCAACCGAACATTGAAGGCGACTTGATGAGCGGCGGCAAATGGGTGCCCGACCTTGATGCTATCGCCGCGCAAGGGATTGAAGCCGGAACGGTCGAGACGGAACGGCTCGATCGGGACGACGATGAGGGATGAAATGACTGAGATTTGGTTCACCATCAGGAAGCACCCCGAACACATTGTGTCCAGTGAAGGACGCATCAGGCAGCGGCGTGTCAATGGCCGGGTCTTGTCTGGCCACATTGATGAAGATGGCTATAGGCGCGTCCGCATTGATGGCATTCAATATCGCGTTCATCGCCTAGTTTGTGAAGCATTTCACGGGACACAGCCCGAAGGCACCGAGGTCTGTCACAATGATGGCGACAGAACCAATAATGCCTCTTGGAATCTTCGTTGGGGCAGTAGATCAGAAAATATGCGCGATGCGGTATGTCATGGGACACATGTTGTCCCTCGCGGCGAAGATCATCACTCGCGTAAGCTGACTTGGGAGCAAGTTTCCGAAGCGCGAAGAAGATACAAAAATGGAGAGTCGGGACGCTCGTTGGCCAGGGTGTTTGGGATTACGTCCGCGAACATGTCCAGACTTCTACGCGGCGATGCTTGGAGACTTCAGGATGCGCCCATCACTCCCATCGAAGGAAGCAGCGATGACCAGTAAGCTAGACCCGCAAGAACTGGAGCGGTTGAGCAAGGCGGCAACGCAGGGGGTGTGGGAGGTCGATAGCGAGTATGACAACGATGCTCTCTATTCAGGTGGAGGCGGCTGCGGTAGCGGCTTCAAGAACTACTTCATCGGCGCGGATGTTGGCGGGAAGTGGAAGACGCTTCTCGATACCGTGAACAGCGATCACAAGCTGATTGAGGAAGAGTTCGACGAAGACGGCAAGCACGCGTGGGACGTTATTGGGCAGGCCAATGCCGCGTTCATCGTCGCCCTCGTCAACGCCTACCGCACCGGCCAACTTGTCCCTGCAATGCCGAGCGACGTTGATCTAGTCGCAGAGGCAGAGTGCATGAAGCAGATGCGCGAGACGGCGCAGGAAATGGGCTACAGCGACGTTCTGGACGCCCTTGAAGCACTGGCAGACATCAAGGCTGCGCAGCCGAGCGGGGATGTTGTGGAAGCTGTGGCGCGCAAGTTCAATCTTGGCGACCGCGTGACCAAGACCAAGGGGAGTAGTTGGACCGGCCTTGTAGTCGGCTTCTACAGCACCAGTCTGACGCCGGTTGGCTACGCCGTAGAAAGCGAGAACGAACCGGGCAGCGTGCAGATTTATCCTGAAAGCGCCCTTGCTGCCTTGGGAGAGAAGCCATGACCGACACAAGGCAGGTGCTGGAAGAGGCGTGGGACACGATTGCGCGGGCAAACGGGCTGGCATGGGCAACAGCGCACGCCGGTAAGTTCGCCCGCTTCCTCGACGCAGAAGCATGGACCGACGCTGCGTTGATGCTGATCGACAAATCGCGCTGGCGTATTCTCAGTCTGCACGAAACTGAGGTCGAGGGTGCGCCGCCGTTTGAGATCCGTTTGGGGCAGAGAGACGCCAACTTTGGACGTGCGAAGGTCAGATACGGCACAGGAGAAACGGAAGCCCTCGCCCTCACCCAAGCAGCCCTTCGCGCGAAGGAGGCCGGTGATGTCTGACCTGGTTGAGCGGTTGGGCGGTGCTGCGTCTGGCTTGGACTACATTGCCATGCTGATCGAAAATGGCAGCATCGACCAAGGCAGCGAGAGGCAATCATCAGCCGTCGCACAGGCCGCCGAAAACGTTCGGGAAGCCGCCGCCCGCATCACCGAACTCGAAACCGCGCTGGCAGAGGCAGAGGTGCGGGTGATTGCTGAGGTGGTGAAGTGGTTGCGCGGGCAGGCGCAGGCGGGTGACAAGGCGCTTTTGCAGGCCGTGGAAGGCTCTCAACTTCGCCGTGATCTTGCGGCAGGCGTCGTTGCGATCAACCGCGCCGCCACCGCACTCGAAACAGGGGAGTGGAAGAAGTGAGCGACATACTGTTTTCGCTATGCATGGCCCTGTTTCCGGTCATGACGTATTGGGGTGGCGTCATGGTCGGGCGTGCCCAAGCCATCCGCGATATGAAGGACAGGACATGAGCGAGGACAAGCCAACTTCATACGTTTTCGCCAGCTATGGTGTGAACACTGACCCCGCAGACATGGGCGATTGGCGAGAAGTTGGGCGCGAAAAAGTTCCGGGCGGAGTGAAGGTCATATCCACTAGAGGCCGCCTAAAGAGTGTGATGACCCATTGGGATGATGGCGGGCGAAGCGGGTGGACGGTTTTTTGCAGCGGAGATGAGCACATTACCATGGGTAAAGACCTCGAAATTCCATGGTCACACTGGCCTGAAATACATCATGGGCACATCCCGCATTGGGAAAAGACGCTTCGCAAGAACATCGCCGAAGAGCCTGACCCATCAAGGCGCTTCACGACATGGCTGCAACGTTTGCAGGCAGGGGAATATCAAGACCGCCCATGGCTGATTTTCTTGGAACAGCCATATTTGCAGTGGGCTAAAAGCATCACCAAGACTGTGAGCGATACGGCTGAAAAAGCGCGAAAGGATGAGAGAGCCGCGATTGTCGAAAATATCCTGCGCGATGGTGAAGAAGACGATGACTGAGGATGCTGTTCCGATGAACGATATGCCGGGGAATGGTAAGGAGGGGGCATGAGAGTAGTCATCTACGACGACGAGAGCCTAGAGCCGATCACGGTTCTCAACCTGCCGTTGACCGAGCGCGACATGCTTGAACGGCGCATTTGGCGCGTGGCGGTCCCTGAAGTGATACCTCTCTACCCACTCAAAGAGGGTGCATCATCTCAGACCACCAAGATGCACGTTGTCGATATTGAGTTCGAGCCTTTCCAGCGCACTAGCAGGCAGCATGGAACGCAGCGTAGCGTCTTTGCCTTCACCCGCGCAGCTGGCTTGGCGATGCTTCTAAATCCGGCATGGCTTCCCGGTCAGCAGTCGGCAATCCGATACCTTGAGGACCAGAACGACGCGCTTACCAAGATGCTCATGCGCGTTTGGTAGGCATTCCCCTTCACCCCCGCCTGTGGTAGAAAATCGAAATGATTGACTGGACGTGGGACAGCAAGGTTGAACCAGAAGACGAGCGGCCTGCCCGCGCGGACGGAACATGCTTTTATTGCGCTCAGCCAATCGGTGCTGACCATGTCGAAAGCTGCGTAATCGTAACCGGTCGCAGACTGGACGCAATGCCTCTTGGCCATTGGGAGCCAATCGCCAGCTACAACGACGGCGACTTCGTTCTATTCTGGTTTCCGAATGGAGAGCGTGGCGTTGGCGGCATTGAAACCGCGATGGCATTTCGGGATAGCGACGGTGTAATCAGATCAGGCTGGACGCATGGCGGTCCGAACTCAGGTGGTGACTTTGAGTTTTGTGAGCCGCCGACCATGTGGGCTAGGTTGTTCCCCCCGCCTGTGGTATAGGGGATGGGCTGCGGCGGTTCGCCCGGGAAACGAGTAGACGTTAGGCACGGCAAGGTAGCTTAGCGGATGAAAGGAACCATACCGCGCCACGCCTTGCCGCGTTGGTGGCCGCAGCAACGAGGTTCCCGCTCTACATGGGCAACACTGTGCGCACAGTGCCATGTATCGGGCTTGCGACGATTGCCGGTAGCTTGTCTTGCAACCGGATAGGGCGGTTCTTTCGGGAGCCGCCCTTAGTCGTTCACCTGGATTCGCTCCAGCCAGAGCAGCGCCCTAATAGGCTGATTTTCCTAGGTAAAAACGCGATTTACTTGGATTCGAGCAGCACCCCTTTCAGGCATTCCCATATCGGCGGAATGTGGTAGGATATGGATATGAGCGAACAAGCTTTCCCGCAGGTGCAGAAAGTTCTGGTTTACCTTGGCCATATGGTAAACGGCGAGATGCATTGGGGCGCTGAGGAAGTGCCGTTTGTGCAGACGGACAACTTTGTTCAGTTCGATATTCCCGAGCCTGAAAGCCCACTGCCGCCCGGAACGGAACTGCGCCTCACACGTCTGCCCTAAACTGCAGCTTACAACCTAGTCGCCTTCACCCTTGCCGCCAGATCGTCCGCTTCAGAGACAAGCCCGCCAGTCCTGCGGTCTAGTTCATGCTTCACCGCATCATCTGCCATTTCAACCAGAATGCGGCGCTTGAGCGGGTTCTTGACCAGCTTGCCGATGAACCTGCCGAGTATGCCTTTGATGAGCATCAGTCTTCCTTTCGTGCCGGTGTCGAGTTCGCCAGATGGCTTGCCATATCGTTCATCACCTGCGCCTGCTCCAGATTGCCAATACGGTTCAGGCAAAGCGGGATAATGCCCAGAAGCGCGCCGAAAGCCTCTCCAGTGCGGTTCAGATGGATCATGTAGGCAGAGACAGCCAGACAGCCCAATGCCACGCTCCAGAGCGCTCCAAGGGCAAACAGGCGGTAGGTCGCGCGGGTCATGCCTCGTTCCTCGATAATTCCCCATTGGCAGCAAGTCGCACCGGCCCGCCAATGACAGGCTCTCCCTTTGGCCACCGGATCGCAATGCAGCGGTTCTTGGCTATGCGGGTGATGCTGACAGAGTTGCCCTGATTGCCGCCAAGCACCTGATAGGCGGTTGCGTCCTCGCCAACGTAGAAGCCGACATGCCCACCGCCTTCGCGCACGAAAACGAGGATTGCCCCTGGCGCAATGTGAGTGCTGCGCAGGTTCGCGCCGTATTCAGCCCATGCCTTCGCGCGGGGATACATTGATGGGTAAGGCAGGCCAGCTTCTTGCATGACCGCCGCGCAGAATGTTCCGCACCATGGCGTTTCGTCGTCTTTGATCCATGACTTCAAGCGACGCAGCCAGCCCATGATGACGCCGCTATGCTTTACCCCCGGCACTTCACGAACGCCGATGTAGCCGCGCGCTATTGTCAGCCAGCGTGGGTCTATCATCCCGCCTTCCTCCCGAACCATGCCGCAACGTCGAACTTGTCAGCCGCCCGCAGCGCCCCCTCGGCAAACGACAGTCCGACAAAGCCGATCAGCGCGCCGATTGCGCCAACGTATTCAGGATCCGCGATGGCCCACCACTTGATCATGACGGGCGTGCCGTAGAAGCCGCATGTGACGCAGCCGAACAGCAGCCACACCGTTTTGACCAGAGAGGCAGCAGGCCGGAACAACAGGCGCACCATGCCGCCGCAAAGCGATGCGAAGGCTAGTTTCGCGTGAACCAGCGCCGAAGGGTCGATATCCATCTACCGTCCCCCGTCGCGAAAAGAGCGAACATGACGCATCCCGCGCCAGATATCAGCAATGCCGCGCCCCACGCCATCGAGCCAACCCCCCGCCGTAAGGCACTGAAGGACGAAAACGGCATTGCAGGCAGATGCATAGAGCGTCCAGTCTGCTTGGCCCCGAGATAGCGCCATAATGAAATGAGCTGGCATGAGGGTAAGCGATAGCAGCCCGACAAGTTGCGCGGCCCGCTTCGCCGGGTCTTGCGTGAACCGGACCAGCGCGACCAGAGCGACGGCAAGGTCAATCGCGGCAAGCGATGCAACCATGACGCTCCGGCTTGGCCCCGTCATCGCCACGAGAGCGCCGCAAAGCCACGCGGTGAACAGGATGCACCGCAGCCATCGCCCGCGCCCGTAGGCAACGCATATGGCCGCAGCGAAGCCTGTAGCAGCAAGGCCGACGTCAATCATTGGGCGGCGGGTCCTTGGGGGCTGCAGCAGCGGCGACGACATCCGGCCCGATCAGCCCCGCCTGTCCCGCCGCGACAGCCACCGCGCGAAGGGAAGCGCAGTGCTTCCCCCGATTGTCCTCGATCTCGCCAGCAAGGCGGGTCAGGGCCGGATCTTCAAGGCGCTTGGCGATGGCCTGCAGGCGGGACGACATGCGGAACATGCTATGCCCGTCTGCGATCAGTTCCTTCGCAATCGCATTCTTGTCCATGGTCATCACTCCTTAGGAAGCCGTCAGGTAATCGACAGAAGCGCCGTAGTATGGCTGCACACCCACCGACGGCAGGCCAGACTTGACGCCGCGCAGAATGCTTGCCGCTGTTGCCCACGTGCTCGAATTGATCGTTGCATCCTGAAGCGGGTTGTGCGGGTTTGCGCCCCAACCGACCGTACAATAGACCGTGCCAGCAAGAGAGCCGGATGGATAAGACATGGTGACACCCATGTAATCGCTAGTCGGGGAAGCATCGACCGTTGCGCCGGTTGGCCAGATTGGCGAAGTCATGGCGGTACTGGCAGAAACGCGCGTCCCGCCGTGGAATGCACCACCTCCGGTATTGATCAGTTCGATGCTGTCGAAGCTATCGAGGTAGAACGTCCAGTACAGCGTCTGGTTGTCCAACTTGGTTACGCTGCGAAGGCGAGGCCCGCGATAGTCTGCCGACGTAATCCCTGCATGGAACGCAAGGTTACGCGCACGTCGTGCATTCCACACAGCATTCGAACCATAGGGGTCGGTCGTTGACGTGCCGAGGTGCAAGTCATCGTTGTGACGGATATCGAGGCTATGCGCGCCACCTACAAACAGGTCAGGCCGGTCCTGCGTCAGTTCCCAATGCCCGCGCCGGATGGTCTGATAGGTGCTGTCCGTGCTGGTCCAAGACGCCGCCATAGGGTCAAGAATGACCTTCAGTGAGCCGCCGTTCAGATCACGAATGGCTTCCCACTTGGTGATCAACTGCGCCTTGAAGTTGGCAGTATTCGCGGTTTCGTTCTGCCCGCCCGTCTCAAATGCGAAGTTCACTCGCCCGCCTGCATGAGCAAGGCCGTCCACTTCGGCAACATAGATCGAACTTGCAGGCAAGCGTTCGCTGATCGACGTTGACGACTGCCCGCCTGCGATGAACTGCAGCGGCGACGACGCCAGAGCCGAGAAGGTCTGCCCCAGCCACGAAATGACCATATCCGCGCCTTGTGGAAGCTGGCGGCGCTGCGTGGAGTCGCTGATTGTGGTGGTCGCGTCGATACGCCAGCAAGTGGTCGCAATGGCGATTGCCGTGGTGCTTGTCTGGTTCGATGCATGAACGCCAAGCGACTGCCCCGACTGCAACACGACATAGCCGATGGTCTGCACTGGACCGCGCGAATAGACATAGTTTCCGCTGCCAATGGAACGGCGCAGAACAACGTAATGCGTGCCTGCCGTGGGCGTCTGCGTGGAGTTGGTCGAGAACTGGATAACGTTGCTGGTCACAGTCGCCTGCGTCCATGCCACGCGAACGGTATTATCGGCTGCGTTGTGGATCTGATAATCTACCCGGCCAATGACGCCGCTGTAGCTGATCGGGATATACCAGTCGCCGCCGCCGTTGCTGTTCCGGCGAACGATCCGGTTTGGCATATATGCCATGATCCAAGCCTGATCACTGGAGGATGACCAGTAATCCTGATAGGTCGCCGCACCGATGTTGCCGATTGTGCCGAACCGCCCGACGAGGGGAACACCCGTTCCGATAGCGCCGACATGAGCCGAGACATCAACCGCAGGCCAGCACTGACGGCCATTGAGGTAAGGCGTGACCGTGCCGGTTGCCCAGACTTCCGACCATGCATCGCCCGTCAGCATTCGCAGGTTCGTCAACTGAACAATGGTCGTTCCAACGGTCGTGTTCTTGTAGTGCGAGAACGTCACGCGCCCGGTATCAACGCCGCCCGTCGTCAGCCACGTGTGATTGAACTGAAACATGGAAGGCGTGCCGGTGTCGAGCGAGATGTGCGAGGTAAGCGAACCCGCCGCCGCCGAAAGCTTGGGCATGTCCGCGCCAATGATGCGCGTGACGCGGGCCGTGTTCGGATCGGTGACTTGGTTCCACGCATAGGCCGCAGTGCCGGTTGTGCCGCCCATGACGCCCGAGCCGACCGTAAAGGCGGTGCTCTGCGAACCGAATGACGTGCGGGTCTGCACCGTCCATCCCGTGCGCCCATTGACATTGCCCGCGTTGCTTTCGAAGTCATCGCGGAAGTCGATGGGGTAGCTAGGCGGGGCGAAAGGCGCATTCGCAGCAGCGTTGCCAAAGTAAAAAATCATGTCGGAAGCCCCTCCAACTGGACCGCAATGCCGAGCGGCGCTCCTGTGATGTCCTCGAATTGAAAAGAGATGCGCTGGCCCGCCGTCGCCGTGATCGAAACCACGTCACTGTCTGGCGAAGTCGTGGCGGTGAACGGACCGCCGTAGTTCTCATCATCCAGATTTACCGACACGGTGCAGGTGCCGGTGCCGAGATAAATCCAGTGGCGGATCAACGTGTATTCGGTGTCGGTCGGGATGAAAAATTCGGCATACCAAGCCGCCTCAGTTATTCCGGCATCAGGCTGAAGCGCAAAGCGAACGAGTTGCTTGACCGCTCCCACAGAGTTTGCCGCATCATCTGCGAAGCCAGAAGCAGCATCACGCGCGGATTCAGACGCAGCCAGATCATCAGCGATTTGCGCTTGCGCCGCAGCCGTCACATCGCTGGCAAAACTGTCCGCGTCCCACGGTTCAATGCGCCCGCCAGTGACACGCAGAACCATACCTTCAGCGTCAGCCAGAGAAGCGACCGGCAGTGCCTCTTCGTCGATAGGCACCATCAGGGAACGGAGCGTGTCGCGGCGCAACACTTGGTCACGCAGCGCGGCCCGGTCGTTCACATTGTTGACCGCCGCCGCCTTCCATGCAGAGCCATCGGCAAATGACGTTTGTTGGTCGAAGGCAGGCTCAAGATACGGCAGAACTTCATAGCCCGTTGCCGGTGCCACGGCGAACGTCACAGAACCGGCAGATGGGGCATCGCCAGTCAGGGAAACCGTGTAATCGGCAGTATCGGCAACAGTGGTAACGCCATCGGCATCACGCAGCAAAACTGCCACATCAGCCGTAGTCATTGCCGAAAAAGTGAACGGGAATACCGTTGTAGAGCCGTTGGCGGTGTAAGGCCCCGAGTAAGCGTTTGACGTGCTGACAGCCATGATAGCCCCACAGAAGGTTTCTGCGGGTTTACGGTTCAGCTAGGGGGGGTTGAATCGCCCGTCAGTCCTCTTTGATCTTGCCGGTAGACAGGCCTTCGATCCAATCGCCAAAGCCTTGCGGGTCGGCTTCGCCACTGCCGACATCAACAAGGAACTGCGTTGCGCTTGCAACCTGTCCCGGAACCAAGCCAGTCGCATAGCCGGTCAGTTCAAGGACATCCTTCGTCGCGCTCTTGGTTTCATCGCCCTCCGCCAGTTTACCGACATCGCGGCCCACCTTGACGACGCTATCCATCGCCCGCTGCAATGGCGAGATCGACGGGTTGAACACCTTGTTGCCCACAACAGCATTCCATGTCGGCTCGAACACATCACGCACCAAGGGGATAGGACCGAGCGCATTTGCCAGCATCTTACGAAGGGTCCACTGCGCCCACCATTCATCATCATCAGGCCCAGCAGGAGCACCCACAGCCCCGCGCAGGACTTCAGTCAGCAGCGGAGGTAGCACCAGCAGGAAGAACGCCCTTGCCGCCAGTTTAGGGGCGGAACGAGGGCGGCGCTGATCATTGCCCACCACATCGCGGCCAAGCGTGCGCTGACGCTGATATTGAGCCGAGAAGTAGCTATAGAACATAGTGAACAGTTTGAGCGCTTCGCCCCACTTGCCCGTTCCCCGCTGAATAGCGGCCAAGTCCTTTGCGCCGCCCGCGCCCTGCGATTGCCTCACCGCCTTATCGCCAGCGTATCGGGCATCCTGTTCATCCATGCCCGCTGCCAACGCATTATTGTAGCCCGCGATCCACGTAGGCACCGAGACAAGACGATCCATGTAACCAATGCCGTGGAATACGAACCGCTTCGCATCGATCACCTGGCGCATGACCTTGGAAACTGGCGTCACCGCATTGAGCCGTGCAAGTTCCGTGCGGATATCGCGGTCAAGCGTATCCATGCGGTTGCGCACCTCATCACTGGCTTCCATGACCCAGCGGATAGCCTCAGCCGGATTGCGTGAGAACTGCGCCAAAGCCTTTGCCATCGACACCTCACCGACCACCTCAATCGAGTTGGAATAGCCCGCGATCTGCGTAACCATGGTGGTGGCGCGAAGACCCATCCCGACAACGGTAGCGTTCGCACGAAGCTGCCCAATGAACTTGCCGAACCCTTCGTTACCCGCCCGTTCGATGGCCCATGAGTTCGCCACGAACTTTAGCCACGGACGGAACTGCTTGCGGATTTCCGGCCCCAGCGCTTCATCAACCGTGCGCATGACGCGTTCGTTGGTCAGGAACCGATTGGCACGGATCACCGCTTCACGATGGGTCACGTCATGGATGACTTCACCCAAGTGCCGGTTGATCACGCCCAGATCGAGTAGCAGCGGGCGCTTGACCTTTTCGGCGCGTTCCTTGGTAGCAGACGCACGAGTTGTCGCGCGAGTGTAGGCACCTTCGAACAGGTCGCTTTCCCGGCCCCTGTTTTCCTCAGCCTTGTAGTCACGCGTGCTGTCATAGACGGCAGGATAGTAGCCACCGCGCAGCGTGCCGAACGGCGTCACGACTTCGCGCGCTTCTACCTTGTCGGGAGCCACGCCATTGACTTCGCGCTCGATGCGGCTGACTTCCGGCCATAGCGTATCGATGGTATCCCACACGCCTTGCACGAACTGCCATTCTTCGGCGGTCAGTGTTGCATTGAGATATTCCTCAATCGCTTGCGGATTCCAGCCATAGCCATCCGACAGGCGTTGCAGGTTGCCCTCGTTGCCGACGTTCAAAGCCATCGCAATGACCTTGTGACGGTTCATGCGGGCAGGAGCGCCAGTCATGGGATCAACAAACGGCAGTTCCAGCTTGTCCTGCCACCGCGCAGCCACATCGGCAGGCACCGCCTCGAACAGCGCCTTGATCCTGCCGTAGTAGTCCTTGAGCATGTCCTGTTCACGCGCCTGCGCTTCCGCAATCGGACGGAACGCAATGCGATTGAACACGCCATTGGGATCACCGCCGTCCAGCCAATCGAACACGGTTTCCATTTTCAGCAAGGAAGCGTCAGCACCGACCATGCGGCCCTTGAGCGCATCCCACCAACCCGGATCGGTCATGTCCTTGGGCGGAGGACCATCAATGTTCCCACCGGCATTCTCTGCTTCGGTGAAAATCTCATCCCATTCGCGCTGTTCTGCGCGATCCAGCAGCGACTGCTTGAGCCGCCCGAGGTGCATCACCTGCGCGACAGCCTCATCCAGACCGAGTAGCGTTTCTACCGGCAGACGCGACCAGTTGGTGCGGCCAAGGGTAGCTTCAAATGAAGGCGGGACGACGACTTCATAGCCCTCAGCTTCCCGAGCCGCAGACCATGCTTCCCAGCGCCCTTGCCGTTCAATCGACTTCTGCGTGCGCTCTTTCAGATCCACAGCTTCAAGCAGAGCATGAGCCTGTTCGAGATAGTCCTGATCGACAGACTTCATGGTAGCGCGCTTGGCAATTTTGCCCATGCGCTTCACCGCGTCCTGCACCTCATCATGTGCCGCCTTGGCCTCTGCTAGCAAGGCAGACGAGAGCATCTGTTGCTGTTTGAACCGCAGCGCCTCATCCATCTTGCCCGCAAGCATCGCCTTTTCGGCATCGCGCCCAGCCTTGGCAACGTTCCTGGCATGGCGCTGGATAGCACCCGGCGAGGCTTCCACGCTGACCAGACCAGTGCGGACGCGATTGCGCGCCCACTGCCTTGCGATCTTGTAAGGCGTCGGGCGCTTGCCGGTGCGCCGCGACAGGAGCCGAACCTCAGACGCCAGCAATTCACCTTGCAGCTCGCCGTTGACGGCTGCGATGGCTTCTTGCTCGATTGACCCGTCGTTCAAGGGATCGTCGCCATACCGGCGCGTCATTTCCGCGTCGGCTGCATTGTCGATCATCCTCGCACGCATGGTCCGCTGATCACCTCCCTCCCGAGCTTGCCTGTGCTGGCGTTCAGCACCGATCAGGACTTCGATCATCTGTTGGCCCGAACCGAACCCGGCGAGTTCGGCAAGGGTATCCGGGTTTGTCCCGCCTTCACGCCAGAGCGGGGGAACACGCTTCGGCAGAAGGTCGAGAACGTCTTGGCCCATGCGGTCGATCAACCATTCCTGATCAATCGGTGTTTCGCGCATCAGGCGAATGGATTTGAGCAGCGGCTCTTGGTCGAGGCGTTCAGCTTCGTCAGCCTTCACCCCGTTGCGTTCGTCGTTGAACTTTTTGGTTTCCCGGCGACGGATTGCCGCCATGGTCTTTTGTAGCAGTGTAGCGTTGGCATCATTGCGCGCGGCCTGTGCCTGAGCGGTATAGGCGTCAAATTCCTCACCCGTCATGCCGATGGCAGCAGCGTCCTTGAACATAGGCGTGAGCGCCTGCATTTCCGCCATGGCCGCGATCTCTTCATCAGTCGCAAGCAGGCGGTCGAACACTTCACGGATTTCCGGCGTGATAGGCGCACGAAGGGCATCGACAGTCTTGTAGATGTTGAGCAGCCAGCCACGGAACGTCTCGAACAGGCGCTGCAATGCAGAGGACGGCGACTTGCCTTCCATCAGGTAGCGTTCGCCGCCACGCGCCCACATTTCATGCGCTTCGACAGAGATAACGCCATCGGTTACGGGATGGCCGTTCTTGGCGAACCAGTCCTGCACCGCCTGCCAATCAGCCTTGATCTGGTCAGGCGCGTCAGGGCTTTCGGCATCGGCGCGCAGTTCCTCTAGCCATTGGTGGCTTAGTTCATGCAGCAGCGTTGATAGGTTACGCGCTTGGAACAGTTCGATGCGGAAGGGGCGAGCGCCATCCATGAGGATGCGACCACGCGGACCTTCGTTCAAAGCCCGTTGGAAGAATGTCCCAGCGGCCATGGCTTCGCGCAATGCGCCCGGAGCGGGAACATCATAGCCTTCAAAAATGGCAAGCTTGGCCGCTTCATACTTGGTTTTGGTTTCGACATGCCCAGAGAACCCACGCTTGTCAAACCACGTCACGCGCCAGCCATCAGGGTTTTCCTGACTTTTGGTAATGGCAGCATACAAGCCGTTGCGGTTCTTGAGTTCGACGCTTCCCGGTTCATCCCCAAGAGCCTTCGCCCAATCTTCGCGGGCATTGCTCAGAACCTCCATTTGCTCGAAGGCATCGGTGACGTTTGCCCCGCCCTCAGGCGTGAGATCGTCCATCAGCGCATCGAACAGCGCCTTTTCGCGGGCAACCACTTCCGCGCTTTGCTCATACGCCGTGATCGAGACGCGGCTGTCATCGAACACGACGTAATTGAACGATCCGTCGCCAGCAGAGCGCGAACCGCCGTCAAGGTATTTGATGCCAGCGATGCCGGCTTCATGGAACGCCATAGATGCAGCGCGGTCAGAAGTCAGGTCCGCCGCCTTTTCATAAATGCGCTGGCCAGTCAGCTTTTCTACATCGCCACTCTCGAAGATGATCCCTGCAATCTCTGCAAGAGATGTATCAATCTTTGCCAACCCCACATCCAGAGCAGCCTGCACCTTCTCCGGCTGTTCCGAAAGCGGCTTGTCCCACAGCAGGTATTCGCCTTCGTCGGGGATTTCGACTTGGTAGAGACGGCCAGTGCTTTCGGGACGCTTTAGATCAGCGGCGATCTCATCATAGATCGCGCGCCGCTCACTGCCATCCTTATAATTGTTCTTACCGCCATAGATAAGGTCATCCATAACCTTATCAGCAACACCACTAGCGCGCGCCACATTGTCAAGGTAGCGGCCACCATACTTCATATTGACAAGATTCTGCACCTCAGCACGACTGAGACCAGTCCTGCCTGCATAGTCAAATCCAACATTTAGCGTCAGCGTATTCCGATAGAACTCCGCAATCTCCTTGCGTCCAGCAAAATACAGCCCCCAGCCATAAGCCTGCGCACCCTCTCCGGTCCCGATGGCATCCAGCGAGAAGCGGTCGAAGATGTGGGGCGAACCATGATAGGCCGACTGATACAATATCCGCGCATCGGCAGGATCGAACGTCCCGCGATTGTTGATGGATTTGATCTGGGTGGGGGAGAAGGCGATCATCGTATCCGCAACGGACTGGTAGCTATCGCTTACAGGGCCATCCTGCACATCGCGCACGATAACGCCATCGTAACCCAGCTTGCGAGCCTTCTTAGATATCGCGTCGATGTCTGCGCTATAGACGCCCATCGCGCCAAGCGTGCCTTCGTTTATTTGATCGACTTCCACGCCATCAAACGAAATATCAGACAAGTCGCTGAAAAGTTGGTCTAAAAGTTCTTGATCCTCTTTTGATCGGGGGGGCTCTTTCTTGTCCCCTTCAAAGCGGTCATTGCTGTCCAGTGAGGACCATCCCTTACCATTAGCGAATACGATAAGCGGATCTTGCAGTGAGAGATAGCCATCATACCGCTCCTCGCCATACGCCTCCGCAATCTGCGGATCAGACGAGAAAAATGCACCACCGCGTTCGCCGTTGGTGTTGAAGGTTTCAAAACTGCCTTCCGAATATACGTTGGCATTCGTCCCATGATACACAACCAGCGGACGCCCTTCCTCGTCCACCACCTTGCTATCACCGAACCACGCCCAGAACGCCCTCAGGCCTTCCTCAGAGCCAGCAAGCGGCATCCCCTCGCTGTTGCGCGTCGGACGGGCCACGCCGTCAATCTCGATGCTCTCAGGCAGTTGGTCATAGACGACATCGCTTGTGCCTTCCTGACCCATCTGCGCCACGGCATTGCGGATTTCCTCATCAGACATCGCAGACGGATCAAGGCCACGCTGCGAAAGCATCGCCGCCAATTCATCAGCAGCAGCGCGCACGTTGTCTGTCACCGGCTCTTGCGCATAGAGCGGTGAACCACCGAGTTCCTGCCCGATGGCTTCAAGCAGCACGTTGTTGTCGATGGCCTCACCACTCTCACGCATCGCGTAGAGATCAGGGAAGAAGCCTTCGCTGATAGCCGCATCAAGCAGGCGTTCGACGGAGTTGTCAGACGTAGCGCCGCCAAGCATGTTGCCCTGCGCCGCGTCGAAGTCTTTGAGAAGCTTGCGCCGACCGGGGATAACAGTTGCTTTATATGCCTTGCCGTTCTTGTTCTTGCCAGTGACAGGCTTGGATAACAAATGCCACTTGTCGCCGCCCATCGAAGCAATATCGCCGCCGCGATCCTCTATGCCGCCGCGCGCGCTGATCCATTCCAGCAGCGACTTGCCGCGCTGGCGAACAGCAGGACCGCCCTTGCGCAGAGCGTTGACCACAAGGTCCAACTGATCAGCCTTGACGATCTCGCCAAGCTTTTCCGGCAGCACTTGCACCACCTGCGTGGTAAACTCGTTGCCGGTCAGTTCACGGCCCATCCGTGCAGCCCGCGTGGCTTCGCGCTGCGCAATCAGTTCTGCTTGCATGGCAGCATTGGCAGGCGTGAAACCTGCATTCTGAAGCATGGCAGTGACGCGTTCGACGATCTGCCCGCGCGCATCACGTTCGCCCTGTTGCGCACGATCACGCTGTGCCGCCTGGTCGGAAAGTTCCGCCATCACGTCATCGAGTTCAGCCTGCAGCGTCTCGGCTTCACGCGACGACATGCCACCCGGCGCAAGGCGAAGGTCTGCCTTGACCGCAGTCCAAGCAGCAGTGCCCGGTAGCGTGCCAAGAGCAAACCCGGCAGGCAGGACCACATCACCGCCCACAGCGTCGGCCTCGTCGATCTGCGCCTGATAGTCCGCAAACGGATCATCAAACTGGTCGTAGCTATCGGATTGCTGATAGGCACGGATAGCAGCGGCAGGGATGAACACCTGTGAGACGCCCGCGTCGTTGGCAACCTTCCCGACCATTCCAGCATAGCCATCAGGGTCATTCTGGCGGAAAGTGCTGATAGAAGCCGCACGCTCTGCATGGTCGAAAAGCGCTTGCTCTTGCGTTGCCGCCTGCGCCTGTTCCACTTGGCGCTGCACAAGGACCTGTCCCCGCGCATCCTCAGGCGCAAGCCGTTGCGCAACAGCCGACGCCGCACTGATAGAGCCAGATGCCACCAGAACCGCTAGAGCCGTCTGGTAAGCAGCCGATGGGCGTTCCGCAAAATACTCACCCCAAGTCTTGTCAGGGTTTGCAATCGCCGTATCAACTGCGTCTTGAACGATTGTCGTGGCCTGTTCGGTCAGCATCTCCTTGCCGAGCAGTTCACCAAAGAACTTGCCGAAGCCAGCGCGACCAAACTTCGCCACCACTGTGCCCATCGGGATAAGTTCAAAGCCAGCTTCCGCACCGCCTTCAAGCGTTGCGCCAGTAGCAGCCTCAGCAGCCGTGCCGCCGCGTGCGCGGTATTTGCCATATGCAGGGACGCCAGTTTGAGCGCCTGCAATCGCCATGGCAGGAACGGGAGAGCGGGCCATGATCGACACCGCCAAAGCCGGTGCCATCTGGGCAAGTGAGGCCGCACCGCCATATAGTCCGCGCCCGGTCTCAGTCTTGAATGCAGGAGTGGCCTTGTTGATGTCGTCTTGAGCCTGCGCAAACGAGCGCTTCTTTTGCTCCATGCGGAAGGCATCGACTTGCAGGCCAGACGCAGCAGGCAGGCCATTCGGCCCGATGCTGTCCTTGATGAAGGACATATTTGGCAGGAAGTCCTGCGCCATCATGCTCAGGGCGGTATCGGTCTGACGGAAGCCACCGACCACACTCGCCCACACGCCCTTGGCGCTGTTCCAGAGCGTCGGCTTGACTTCCTGCGGAGCGCTAATCGTCGCAAACCCCTGCCCAAGAACACCCAGAGCCTTGTGATCGCCAGAAGCTGCCACAAGGTCACGCGGGTTTTCCTGCGCCCACAACCGGTATATCGGGAACAGATCAAGCAACGCGCCCATCTTTTCGGCACGCTGCGCCTTTTCGACATCGCCAAGCCGATCCTCGATCAGCGCAGGCGGTTCGCCCGTTTCCCGAGCCGCGCGAGTGACCTTGGCAGTGGTGTCAGGGTCCGGCGCTTGAATGATCGTCGAGCGCGCTTGCTCAACCTGCATGACGCCCATCGCCCTTGCGACAGGATCATCCGGCTGCTGTTGTTCGCGGCGCTTTTGCCGCTCCAGGTAATCAAACGGGATGAGCGGTGCTTGGGCCATGCCCTACGGCTATGGCAGGCAGGACCTACCTTGAATCGCCCTACGGCGTGATGCAGTCGTAGTGGAAAGCATATTCGCTGGAATCCCGCAGACGTGCCGCCTTGCCGAACTTCTTGCAATGCTCATCAGCAATCGGAAGCGCTTGGTTCGCGTTCCACACGTTGTTAACCGTGACGCCCACCTCATTGCCGGTCACATTGGCCCGGCCAGCGACATCATAAGCGCAACCGCCAAGCAGGACGGCGATGATAGGAATCAGCCTCATCTGGCTGACATACTACCGCGCCCCAGCGTTGACCAGCATGGAACGATACATGCGCAAACGCTCGTTGTCGTTCGGATCACGCCCGTTCGCAGCCTTGAACGTGCGCACGATGTCAGCCATCGCGCTATCGGGGATCTGATCAACCCGGACCACATCATAGGCCTTCATGGTGCCGCCGAAGATACCGGCCTTGGGGATGTCTCGAACAGCGCCCTTGAACGCTGCGTCATAGTCCGACTGATCGACGCGGCCCTTCTGCGCATAGATGCCCTGCAAATAGGCATCCATTGCATCATAGACCTTTGGAAAGTCCTTATCGCCTACATCAGCGCCGCCATACTTCTTGCCCCACTCAATCGCTGACTTAATGCCCGAGCGCGGGTCATAAGGTTGCGGCTTGTTCTGCTTGCCGATTAGGTCTGCCTGCGCCAGCACGAATGACTTCAGATCATCCGGCGCGACCTTACCAACTTCACCCGCGAGATTGATCGACAGGAACGCGTTCGGATTTGTGCGCTGAAGGATTTGCAGTTCAATCGAACGAGGCGAGTCCTTTGGAACAGTCTCCTTTGCCGCCTTGTTCTTTGCCGCCGTCTCGGTCAGCCGCATCAGGTCGGTAGGGTCCATCTTGGCACGCGTTGCCGCAGGGATTTGGCTGACATCGGTAAAGTTGTCGCCAAGCCCGATCACGGCCTGCACAGCCTCATCGCCAGCGGCCTTGTATTGGCGCTGTAGCAACTGTTCGTCGCGGGCAATCTGCTTGTCAGCAATGCCTTTGACGCGCTCCCGCTTTTCCAGCGTCCAGCCTTCCTTGTCAGCCAGAGCGTCAATCTTGTTGTAAGCCGCGTCCTTGTCCCACTGGCGAGGCGTCTCAGTCGGAACCACACCGCCACCGGTAAGCCACTTTTCCGCCGTGCCCATGTGTTCACGCAGGATATTGTCAACGTGGCTGGAAACCGTGCCATTGCCATCGCTGGCACCGTAGCGCCCCGGAGCGCCCGCATTGATCGTCGAGTAGAGGTCTTTGACCCCCATACCCTTCTTGAAGCCGCGATCCTCAAGGAAACTGGTAACGGCCTTGGACCATTGTTCAGGCGAGGAGTTCTTATCGATCCCGTATTTCTTGCGCTCCTCAGGGCCGAACTGGATCAGGCCCATATACTGCCCGCCCTTGCCGCCCATGATCGTTGGCGAGAACGTCCCGCCCGTCTCGTAGGACATCACCGCAGCGACTTCGGTAGGCGTCAGGCCAAACTTGTTGGCGACATCGGTCGCAACCTTTGTCCAACCAGTGCCAGTCTGTGTGGCAGGCGGTCCTTCGCCTGGAGCCATATCGGAGAACGCACGCGTGAAGTCGGTATAGTCCGCACGGAACTGAAGCGGCCCCTGCAAATCCTTCATAACCCGTTCGCGGTCTGCACTGATCATCTCATCAGCGTGCGCGTCGAAGTATGCCGAAACCATTTCGACATCAGGGTCAGGCGTTGCCAGAAGCTTGTCGATGGTGTTCGCGTGGACGCCAGAGACGAACTTCTTCTGGCTAAGGGCAATCTCTGCCTCGCCCATGCCTTTCATCTGGCCAAGCTGCGCAATCGACGCCTTGCCCGCGTCAATCGCCTTCAGGCGTTCATCGCTCTTGTCGGGATTGTTGATCGCCAAGTCACCATAGCTTTCAACCTCAGACGACAGCACGCCCACACGCTCCGCCTGCGCCTGCCTGATCGTATGACCACCAATGGCCTGCAGCGCCTCAGCATGGCCCGCATCGTAATACTGTTCGAACAGCGAGCGCATCCGGGGATTGGTCACGCTCGAAAGCGCTTCCTCCCTGATCTTCTGCAACCGGCCTTCGGTGTCCACGCGTGCCGCAACAGCGTTGCCACCTTGAAGCGATGAAAACTCAGCCGTTACCGTTGCCGCAGCCGTGCGAGCCTGAAGCGCAAGCTTTCGTGCCTGCGTATCATCAAACTGCGCATTCAGCCCGTCCTGCACTTGGGCAAACTGCCCGACGCTCTGCGCCAGCCTTTGCCCAGCCTCTGCAATCATCTGCCCGCCAGATGGCCCAGACGGCGCACGGAAGCGCGCCTCGATTGATGGGACGCCTTGGGTTGCCGGATTGTAAGCAGGAGCGCGAGGCATCAGCTACCGCCCTGCGAAGCCTTGAGCTTCTTGTATTGCGAAGCGCCAGACAGCACTGTGGAGCCAAAGTCAGCAATCCCGCCAACGATTGCGCCAGTCTTCTGAGAACGCGCCATGCTGGCTTCTGCCCCATAGTTCGACGCCGCAATATCCCGCGACTTTATAGCCCGGTCCCCGGCAGTGTAGATGCGCTGCACGTCCTCGCGGCCCAGCATGTTCGTGTCGCCAACGACATCAGACGCCGTGCCGAAATCCAGACCGACGCCATTGGCCGCAGCCGCGAGCCGCTGTTGCCCCTTGACCTTAGCTATCTCCCGATAGCGGGTCAGTGCCTGTTCGCGGGTATTCTGCTTTTCGTCTTCAACGGCATTGCGTTCGAGCTGCGCATTGCGCTCGGCCAGCTTGGCCTTCATGTTCGCCTGCTGGACAGCCATGACGGTGCTCGTTGCCGAACTGATCGCAGCCGCCGCTGTGGCAGCAATGGTCAAGGTGGCGGGATCGCACATTACGCCGCTACCTTTTCGAAATATCGGAATGCCGTGCCGTTCACGTCAACCTCGTTTTCGTCCACGGTGAAGCCCCAGCGACGTAGCAGGCGGATTGCCTGCCCATTCTGCGCCGACACTAGGTTCGACAACCGGCGCGGTGAATCGCACATGCGCGACAAGATACCAGGCCCATACATCAGCAATTCCCTGCCATGCTTGTAGACCTCATCCGTCCCCAAGAACCACGGCACCGCGTCACCAGTCAGCGCATTCTGTTCAACCACGCCGAACATCGCGTGCGGCTCCAGATCAACCAGCGCCGTCCATGCCTTCGACGAGGACAGCAGCCCATGCCGCAAAGCCTGTTTCGGAGTGCGCCCGAACGCTTCCACTTCCAGTCGATCAATTGTCCGCATCCGACGTGCAATGAAGTTCACATGCCGGAACGCCGCAGGGACTATCCGAATGCGGCTATCCATTGACGACCGCATCCACAGCCACCCCGAGCAGCGTGAAGGGCAGCGGATCAACCTGCTTGATCAAGACCGACACATTCTCAGCCGCCTTGTTCGCCATGTTGACCGTGACTTCGCCGTTGATGAGGTTGTCGCCAGCGCCATACGCCTCGCCAGTGCGGCTCTTGAGCAGGAACAGGTTGTCGGAGTTGATGCCTGCCTTGACGCTACGGGTATCGGCCAGCGTCAGCACAACCTCACCCAGCCCTTGCGAGCGGCCAAGGTTCCAGCCCGATCCTTGCGCATTCTGGCGAACCGGCAGCGTCTCGACTTCCACGTCATAGGGAATGCCGAACGTCACACGCGTCACCGTGCCGAAGTCCTCAGGCAGAGTGATTGTGCCATTCGTGACGGTGATGTCCCGGATCACCTGCCCATCGCAGACGCCGACAACATCAGTGCGGCCTTCCAGATGCCAAAGCCCGGTAAAGGTTGAGCGCGGTTCCTCAAAGGTTGCAGACACTGCGCAATCCATGAAGCACGCATCATCCACGGTATCCCAGCGATGCGATGCCATGCGCTCGACAAACTGCTTGGTTCCGCCGTCAACGTCGCGTTCAACGATCATGTAAACGCGGTCCTCGCCGTTTTCGGTGATCGAGCAAAGCGACTTGATAAGGCCGTCAGTTTCGCAAAGCGTCCAACCCCAGACGTTCTGTTCTTGCTCCCATGTGAAGCACAGAAGCTTGCCATCAGAGCGTGCCGCCCAGATACACGAACGCGGCTCTTGCGCGTAGCACCATGACACAATCTCGAACCCGGCGAACAGATGGGGCGAGAAGATCGACACGTCATTCGACTTCAGGCCATCAATCGAGAAGTCAAAGCCCAGCGTCCGAACCGACTGTCCGATGGAAGGCGAGTAAAACACCACGCTATCGACCACCAGAGGCCCAAGGCGCGACGATCCACGCCCGACCTGTCTACGGGTAGCGGGAGGCGTTGTTGCGTCCAGAACACCCCCGTTTCCGTCCCCGTCAATGTTGAACACGCTGTCCGATGTCAGGGCAATGAGCGAGGTGGTCGTCACCAGTTGGTTCACCGAGTTGACGCGGCCAGCAATGATCGTGAAGCTTATGCTGTCGTCAGCACGGAGAGGCCTTGACCTGTCCATATTTTCGAGCTGACCAGAGCGCGTGCCCCAGATGCCATGCGGGATATTCTTGGTTCGCGCCCACATCGCCCGCTGTTCAAACAGGGTGATGGTCGAAGGATAATCCCCCGCCGCCTCGAAAGGATTGTAGGCTTGCGGAGGAGCCTTGTCCAAAGCAGGGCCGATGTTGTCATCCCGGAACGTCGTGTCCTCAGTCGTTCCAATATAGCCGAAGAACTGCGAATTTTCCGCCTTGTAGATGTTGTAGCGGCTTGCCCCGCTTACCCCTGCCCAAGTGATGGTGTTGTAGTTCCGCTTGAGGCTCAGATCGTTTGTCGCGCCATCCTCGTTTGAAGCGCGGCTTTCCTCGCCAGTGTCATCATTCACCGCCGTGACGCAGTAAGTGGCAGGTTGCGGGAAATAGTTCACCCCGTCGTTGTCGGCATCCGTGTTTGGCGTCGAAGCGGAAGCGGCGCACGACGTAGGGGCCGCAATCGTCGGCCCGAAAGTCACGTCCTGAAATTCCCATTCCGTGTGCGCTTGACGCACCAGCTTGGCAGGCGCGTGATCGATATGGGCAAGATACATGGTGTCGGCGGTTTGCTCGAAGTCGAGTTCCGCCAGTTCCACACCGTTGTAGGAGCTACCCACCTTATAGACGCGCGCGCCACCCATCAGAGATACCTACTATAGCCGAAATACCCGCCAGCACCGCCGAAGTAATCAGGCTCAGGGTCAGGTTCGACAGGATCAGGGACGGCAGGAGGTGTTGGAACAGTTGGCGCTTCAGTGCGGGTAATGCCACCTTCGCACGTCGTAAAAGCCGCCACCCCCGTTGTATCAACGTCGATGGTGAAATTGTCCGCATCCACTACCGAGACAACAGGCCATGCCCTGCCATTAAGCAAATCGCCCATCTCACCGGCCACGCCAGTGATATAGAACAGATCGCCCTCTACCAACGCATGATAAGCCACGGTGACTTGCGCCTGCGCTGCGTTGGTTATGTCCGTGATGGCCAGTTCGGTTTCCAACAACCGCCCACCGAACGCGCATGGTGACATATAGCCCTGCCCCATCTCCAGAGCATATGTCTGCGTCAGCGAGAACTGGAAAGGCACCAGCCTGGTAGGCTCAGAAGGATCAATCACCTCAGCGACAAGCTGCGTTCCCGGTCGCTTGGTCAGCCCGCCATACTTGAGGATCAGGACGTTGCGGGCTTTCTTGACGCCAGCAGCATACATGTCCGCATCGAAGCGGCCATAGAGATCAGGTGCAATCTCGCCACGGCTGAAATTCGGCTGCGCAGTGCGGAAGGTCACGGCACATAGTCCCCGACACCGGCCCGAGCGTATTCGGCTTCAGAGACATACCGGCGAGGCGTGGATTGCCGCTTGTTTTCCTCATCTGCTATCGCGCGCTGCCGTGCCACTTCGGCTTGCTGCGAGAGGTAGCCCGCAACTTTGGCGTCCTTCTTGATTGGCAGGGCAATCCGCGCGCCAAGTTCAAGCTCGAATGCGCGCTGCACCAAAGGCGGAAGGTCAGCCGCCGTGATATTCTTGCGGGTATAGACCAGTACTGCGCTTTCGACGTTGGTGTAGATGCGGCTCCCTTCGTTCAGGAAGGCAATCGAGATGCTGCCCTGCAACGGAAAGGGGTAAGGCCCGAACTTGGGCAGGACCGTGGCATCATCCTCGACTTCACGGATTGCCAGAGGCTGCGCCATGTCGGCAGGGATAGCGTAGCAGTAGAGCCATTCGGCAGGCCGGTCATTGGTGACCACAGCCAAGGCTTCACGCTTGACCAGCCAATTCCACTCGGTCCAATCGGCAAGTTCATCCAGCAGAGGCTGGGCGAACCGGACAACCTCCCGAGCCTCAAGAGAGCCTTCGTCAAAGTCAGCAATCGCACCAGCGGCAATCTGCCCTAGCGCACGGTTGCAGAGATCGAGAAGCGTAGCCATCAGCCGAAGAAGTCGCCAACCGCAATGACTGAGACATCAGCGCCGGTCGTGACCTGCCATGCGCCGGAAAACGACTTGGCTTGAACAGGGATGCAAAACGGGGCCAAATTGGAAACCGACGACGCGCCACCTGCAAACACCGTGACCGCTGTGCGACTGCCATCCTTGATCGATACAGCACCCGGTGAAGTGGTGGCAGGGATGACGAGCAGATGACCGAGAAAGTCGCCAATGTCTCCAGTGCCACCAAGAACCTGGTTGGTCTGCGAAGCGGCAACTGTCTCATATTTGGAGCCGAAGACGAACGTCTGGGTCATGGCAGATATCTCCTTGATCGCTGCCTATGGCCTTCACCGATGGGGTTGAATCGCTACCAATGATCCTGCCAAGCCGTGCCGTCGTAGGTCCGCAGCTTGTTCGTTCCGCTATCGAAGTAGGTCAGGCCCGCTACCGGGCTTCCCGGAGCCGTTGTGGGTGTGAAGCGTATCGTGTTGACCGTGTAGGCAGTCGCGCCTTCCAGCGTGTCCAGACGGCCATCCAGAGCCGTGTCAGCAGCCTCCAGTGCGTCCACTCTGCCATCAAGGGCAGTGTCAGCCACTTCAAGCGCTTCAATGCGGGTTTCATGGTCTGCAACCTGCACGCCATTTGCCGCGACCGTAGGGGCAGGAATGATCTGCCCGCGCGCTACCGGCTGAGTGCCGAAGTTGAGGGTTGTGCCTTGGAACATAGGAAAGGGGCCGAGGTTTCCCCCGGCCCGCCCCCCTTAGTCTTCTGCCTTGGCGCGAGGACGGGAGCCGCCCTTGCGTCCATCGGCATCATGATCGAGCGGATCGACAGGGTTGCCCTTGGCGTCCAGTTCGATCCACGTCTTGCCCTTCGGCGCATCGGTGGTGAAAACCTGATCTGCGAAGATATAGGCTTCATCCACATAGACGTTTTCAGTCGCGCGATAGGTAGGCATCACGCACCCCCAATCGTCTTGTTCGTCTGGCGAGCCATCACGACGCCAGCAGTGATCTTGCCCGTCGAAGGCGCAGTCCCGGTGATGTCGTAGTAGAGACGAACGTAGCGCGCCTTGGTGCCCTCAGGGAACTCATACGGCGTTTCGAACTGGTAGCCCGCCACCAGAGACGCAGCGGCAACAGTTGCCCCGCCCTGAATGGTGGTCCAGCTCGAATTATCCGGCGAGGTCTGCACCTGCACGACGAGGCTGGTCAGGTTGTTGAAGGTCTCGGTGACGCGCACCGAGAGATAGACGCATTCTTCGCCGATGCCGATGTCGCGGGTCAGAGCCGAACCGCCATAAGGCGTGCCGGTTGCACCGAGATCGATGACGTTGGTCGATGCCGCGTCTGCGGTGATTGCCTGCCCATCGGAGAGCAGAAGCGAGTTGTCGTAAATCATCGGTCGATCTCCTTACGTGAGCGCTGCTTCGGTGTTCAGCAGGGCATCGGTTTCGCGGATCGGGATGCCGCGCCAGGTCAGGACTTCCTCGCCCTGAATTTCGGTCGGACGCAGACGGACGAAGTTGTCGGTCGAGCCGCCGCGCGCGTTGCTCTGTTCGGCATCCAGCGCTTCCATGAGCGTGCGGTTCATGTAGATGACCGTGCGACCCGGCGACATTTCACCCGGCTTCTCCATCTTGTAGGACCGACGGCCCTGCAACTTGTAGTAAGCCTTGCGCATGAGCGGGTTGAGCGCGGTCGAACCGGCGATCAGATCCGAAACGTCGATGTTTGCAACGCGTGCGTTGTAGCGCCAATCCTTGACGGCGATGCCCGCGTGCTGCGTGAACATCTCTTCCTTCACGTAGTAAGGGTTGTTCGACGCATCGAGAACGCGCTGTTCACCCTTGTCCTCGCGGATCACACCGGCCGGAATGTTTTCCGGGGTGAGCATCGAGGTCTGGCCGTCACCATGGGTCACGAACCAGATCGAAGCATTGTCCGAACCCGAGCCGCCGCCGTTGATCACGTTGGAGTTTGCCAGCGTGTTGTAGCGCGGTGCGAGACCGTGGAACTGCTTGCCGTTGATCAGGACGTTCGAATAGAACACAGCGCTTTCCAGCGTCTGCGCCATGGTCTCGAGGAAGCCGTTCGCTTCCATCAGACGCAGCTTCGAAGCCTGATCGGGCTTGAGCTTGAGCAGGCGGCTGTCAACGCTCGACAGGCCTTCGATGAAGCCGGTCGTGTCTTCAACCTGAGTGTAAGCGCCCTTGCTCTGCGCGATGCCCTGATAGAGCGCGCCCCAAGAGACAGACGGCAGGCCGGTCCGAATGGACGAGACGTGCTTTGCGCCCTTGTTGCAGGTGACGACGTTGGCGTCCTTCATGAACGGGGTAAGCTGGGTCAGGGCTTCGACGACATCGCCGATCCCGTCACCGCCCGCCTTGAGGACGTCGATCAGATTCCAGTAGGTGGTGCCAAGAACGGCCATGATTACCCCCTTCAGTCGTTGGGATAGAGCCGCTTTTCGAGCGGCGTTTGCGAGGAACCCCCTGCGCCGGAGCGCACGAAGTCACCGTCCTCGCCAACGACCTCGCCAAGCCGCCTGAATGCGCGGATCATGTCGGGGTGATTGCCAAGGCCGGATTCGGTGAGAAGCTGGCGGAACGGATGGCCATCGGTGTAACCGAGCGCATCGAGGCCCTTGCCAGCGAGGTGAACGGTCTGGTCGAGATTGCCGCCGCCGATGTCAGGGTCGGCCTTGAAAGCATCCAGCCAGTCCTTGCGCTGCGCCGCCATCAGGTCGGTCATCTGCGAAGTCTGGGCAGAGATGGCCTTGTCCATTGCCTGCTTGACGATGGGCAGGAGAGCATTGGCCTGTTCGTTGGTAAGGCCCGCTTCCTTCAGGATAGGCTCGGCAGCGCCAAGCAGTTCGCCGTCGATCTCCATGCCTTCAAGGCTGAGTTCGTATTTCTCGGGAACTACGGGGGCGGCGACTTCCGGTGCCGTCTCGGTGCCCTCCGGCGCGGCCTGTTCGTCAGCCAGCGCGCCGCCAAGAACGGTTTCCTCAACGACAGCATCAGTCGTTGCCGTCTCCGGGGAGGTCGTTGTATCGGTCGGTGTCTCGATTACGGTTTCGTCTGCCACTGGTCGGCTCCTTGGGGTTCATGGCTTCGCGGATTGCTGCATCGATGGTCGCCAGCGCGTGCGGCGAACGGAGCGGTTCAGGTTGACCGCAATCGACCATGTGCAGCAGGTCGAACCCCAGGCTTCGGCGTCCCTCGAAATGGCCAAGGTCACGCCCTGTTTGCCCATTGGCAGGAGCGTGATGGCCGAGGATGCCCGCGCTTTGAATCGCGGCGAACAGGAAGCGTCGGAACTCGGGGCGAGACAGGAGAAATTCAGCGTCGGCAGGATCGAGCGTCACGCAGGCATCATCCTGTTGAGAAGGCTTTCACCGCCGCCGACATCGGTTTCAGAAAGCAGGCGGGCCGCGTCAGCGCCCTGCTGCATTGCAGGAGCCATTGCCGCCATTTGCGCAGCGCGTTCCTGCTGCTGGCGCTGCGCACGGATGGCTTCGACATCCTTGGCCGAGCGGATCAGCTTGGCAGGCGCACCAGCGCGGTAGCCATATTCATCCACGGCTTCGTCGAAGTTGATCTTGTCGAGAGCAGCAGGATTGACCGCAGCCATGTTTCCGACGAACCCGACAACGCGTTCGATCTGGCTGATACCAACCATGCGCTGCATCTGCGTCAGGATCGACACAAACTCGACGTTGATGGGCGCTTCTGACAACGCCTCAGGAACAGGCGGAAGCATCTGCCCGCGCGTCATAATGCCGAATGCACGGTCGATAGCGACTTCAAGCTTTTCGTTGGCAACGCGTTCGATCACCGGGCCAAGCTGCGTCAGCTTTTCCTCGTTGCGCGATGCAATCTCCTCCATGTTGCGAGGCTGGACCCCGCGCATGTTGGTGATGGCGTTGAACAGGTCGGCAAACGACAGGCCATCGATCTGCGCATGGCACTTGTCGATTTCCTGCCCGATGGCATTCACCGCCTGGTATGGCATCTGGTAGGGGACAATGATCTGATCTTTATCCACGCCCGAGGCAGTGACGTTGCGACCCGGTTCACCAGTCAGGCGAACACCGGCAGGCACGATCTTTTCAGGCTTGACCATCGCGTCGATGGCTTCGTTGCGGCGCTTGGCCTGCATTTGCAGTTCACGCAGGGCAGGCAGGCTTTCCATGCCCGGTGAGACGCCATAGGTGTCGCCGCCGATCACATCCCAACGCGGCGCCCAGAACGGCTGTTCTTCGTATCCAGAGACACGCAGCAAGCGCTTGTGGCTATCCTGATTATCCCAATAGACCGAACGCCACGGCTTGGAACCGAAGCGCATCGGGTTGTGGTCGGGATTGCGCTCTATCGCGTGATAGAACTCGACAGGCTGTTCGTAGTCCGACTTGTCGTAAAGCTGGCGAATGCGTGGCGCGACACGATCCTTGAACGTGTCCACGGCCTGCTTCACCGTCATCGGGCAGAAGCGGTATAGCGTTTCCGGCGTCATGGCATCGCCAAGAGCGATCCAGTATTCACCGGCAGTCAGAGCATGGCAGACCGAGCCGACCAGCGGATGCTCAACCATGACGCAGGCTTCAGTGCCGAACAGGCCTTCCTCAGCATAGCCAGCCTTGACCGCGCCGTAGAAGTTGCCGCCAGCAAAAAAGGCATACATGCGGCGCTCGACTTCCGAGAGCCATTCACGGACACCCTCGCCGTCGTTCATCGCGTCATCGGCAAGTTTCAGGGTGAACCATGGGCGCGATGCACTCGACAGGCCCGAGGTCATGCCATTGGCGAGGGTGCGGAACGCTTCAATTCCGTGCGGATCGAACAGCGCCTTGTTGCGCGTGCGGCGAAGTGAGCCGTTCTTGTCCTTCTGTGTGGTCAGGAAGCGAGAGCGGGCAGGCTGCGCAAAGCGTGCAATGTCGCGCCACTCATCCTCGTAGTCGGTGCGAATGTTCTTGAGGCCCACAAGCCGAAGCTCGCAGTGCTTGCGGATTTCCGCATCCTTGCCAGTGATGTCGGGAACGTCAGCCAAGGGTAGGCTTGCTGACAGACGGCGAGCCGAGCGCGCCCTGTGCCGAGGTGACAAGGCCCGCCATCAGCATACGGCGGCGCTTGCTGTCATCGAACGTCGAAGCCGATGCGCCTTGATCTGGCAGCTTCACCGCCTGCCGCTCAGGGACGGACGGGATATCGGGTGCGCCGCAGATGGTAACCTCCTATCGAATGGACAGGAGGCGGTTTAAGCGGGCCTACAAAGCGGTTGAATCGCGGGCGCTACCCAAGTTCGTCGTAACGCTCCCTTCGCGCCTCAGGCACAGCTATAGCAGGGAATGGCGTAGGATCATTGGCGAACCTCTCGCGCAGCGATCCAGAGTTGCGCCTGATCCAGTGCCGGTCATGGCCCAGCGAGACCAGTTGCGCGCAGTAGGCTTCAAAGGCGTAATCAACCATGCTGTTCATGAAAGTGCGAGACCCCGCCGCGTTGGAACTTCACCACCAGATCACGCAGGCGTTCGCTCTCAGCCTTGGCTTCAGCCAGTTCCTTGCGCAGTTGCTCAATCAAGTTCGCCATAACGGTCTCCATTACCAGCGTAGTTGTCGGGATTGAGATAGCCTGGAACAGCGCGAGGCATCACCGGCTCGGCAAAAGTGCAAGCCAGCGCATCGCCCCAGTCAGGCGATGGCAGTCCGCGCTTTTTCATGTCCTTCTTGCGTTCAAGAATGACCCGCGTGTCATCAGCGGCGAACGAATACGTCGGGCCGATCAAGTCATCCCGCAGGCGTTCGGTTACAGGGATCGAACCACCGCGTAGCCAAGAGCGCATTCGCGTCCACATCTCGGCGCGCTTGTTTGCCGTGCGAACCTTCACGTTCGGTTCGAGTTCCGCATCGCGGCCTTCACCACCGAACCAGACTTCATGCACTGGCGTATCGGGACGCAACTGCCGTAACCGATCCACGATAGCCGCGCCGATGTTGCCCGCGTCCACGAAGATTGCATCGGGATGCCAGCGGTCAGACTCCAGAGCGATGTCACCGGCAAGCGTCATGCTGTCCATGCTGCCCCAGCTTTTCCATGGGCGGGAGACGGCATCACGCCCCTGCCTGATGGCCAGAACGCTTTCGTCATCACCGAAGCGGGCACAGTCCACGCCGAAGATAACAGGGTCACTGGCGAGATTTGCAGGGACAGGACGAACTTGCGCCGCTTCTACCAGACCGAGCGGGATGAACTGCATGGACGAAGCAGATGGGAACATGCCACGGACGCGGACCTTGGCAACGTCGCTGTCCTCGCCGTAGGTGTCCACGATCTCTTGCAGGTATGACTTGTTTGTGCCTTCCACGGTGCGGCTATCGATCTGCTTGGTTTTCCAGAGATTGCGCTGCTTGCCGAAGCATTCACGGAATGCGCCAGTGTTGAGCGTCGGGTTTCCAAAAGCCAGCCACAGTATCTCGGTATCAGCATCGGTGAGAGCGCCAAGCGCCACTTCCCACACCTTGTCCGAGATGCCCGAGGCTTCGTCGAAAATCAGGACAATGCGCTTGCCTTGGTTATGCAGACCCGCGAACGCTTCGGTGTTGTTCTCAGACCATGTGACCAAATCGCAGCGCCAAGACTTGTCACGCCCCGCCATGGTCGAAATGATCGAGGTGGCGTTAGGCTTGAACCAATTGGAGGTAATGGCAAGGCGCTGCCACTTGGCAAGCTCAGGCGATGTCTTGGTGAGCAACTGCCCTTCGGTATTCGCAGTGACCACGACGCGGCTGTCAACGCAGGTGTCGAGCGCCCACTTGTTGATCATGGCAATGCCAGCAGACTTGCCGATACCATGCCCCGATGCGACCGCGATACGGCAAGGATTGTGACGGGTTGCCGGATTGCTCAGATGTTCCTCGATTTGCTGGAACGTCTCACGCTGCCATGTGCGCGGGCCGCTTTCCTGCAAGTCTGCCGTCTCCCATGGGTAGGAGAACAGCGCATGGTTTGTCGGGGAATATCGAAACTCACCGATGCGCGTGGCGAGGTCGATTTCAGCCTGCGTTGCCATTTACCCTCGCATTGCCCAAGTTTATCGCCGTAGTCAGGTCGATGTTCGAGCCGTCAGCGTTGCCGTGCTTGATCAACGTGCCGAATATTTTAGGCTTCATGTGGGCAAGGAACCAACGGTCGGCATCAAATGCCAATCTGCCAAGACCAGCGTCTTCAGCAGTCTGCGCACGCTCGACAGCCTTTTCCGCCCGCACCATAAAACCAAGGTCTCGCGCGCGCGTAATCGCCGCACCAAGTTCTGTGTCTTGCTCTGCCTCCCACCTGTTCATCGTATCGATCGAAGGCATTCGGGGATCGCTGGCGATGCTAGTGAGGGTTTCCCCTTCCATCATGCGAGTGAGCATTTCTTCGATCTGGTCGTCAGACCATTTTGGGTGAGGTGCCATCACGCCCTCCTAGTCAGGACCTTGTTGCATACCGAGCAACGCCGCTGTTGAACGATAACCTCCTGCGCCCACGGAAACGGCAAAAGCGGCTTTGTCACTATCTCAGTTTGGACTTTGACGTCCTCCCAGCGCGACCAACGGTGCAGATGCATCACAACCTCCCCTTGTAAGGCTTGCGGTCAGTTGCGACCGATCTACGCGCCCCACGCGGCACATGCGGACGCTCGACGTGCATGGAAGGGCTTCGTGCAGTCCACTTGCCTGTAGCAACGATCTGGACGCGCCTGAATCGCTGGTAGCGAACAACGCGGATCAATCCCTTTTGCTCAAGGCGCTTGACCACACCGACCGAAGACGAAGCGCTTTCGTATCCGGCGAGTTCATTCAGATCGAGATAGTTCGGGCACACCTGCCCCATCTCGGCGGCTTCAAGGATAGCCTGGTAGATCACCAGTTCCTGAGGTGACAGACACGGCATGTCGATTTGCATAGTCATTTCCCCCTGTTGCAGTCCCATCACTCTGCCCCCTTCTGAATTGCGCGGACTTGTTCCTCAGCGTTGCGCACCAGATCATTACGCGCCTTGCGCCGCGCATCTTGAGCCTTCTTCGCTTCGAGAATGCTCGGGATAAAATGCCAAAGGGCATAAGAACCGACCGCAGGCACAAGGACGGACAGAAACATGATCTCGCTCATCCCCTTACCCCTTCTGAATTGCGCGGATGATGTTTGCGCCGATCAAGTGGATGCTGCCCAAGAGCGTGAAGTATCGAACATCGTCATCTCGCCCGAAGTAAGCTGCCGTGATTGCAAACCCGAGGAATATCCAGCCTATCGCCCTCATCCCCTTACTCCTTCCATGGTGTCCCGGATCATGCTGCGCTCCCTATGAACAGGTCGCCCTGACGTTGAGCCTCTTCAATGCGACGACAGGCGATGTCGAAATACTTGGGTTCGCGCTCGACGCCGATGAAGTCGCGGCCCATCTGGACCGCTGCAACGCCTGTGGTTCCGCTGCCCATGAAGGGGTCCAAGATGGTTTCACCGTGCGGGAGGTGCCCAATCGCCCACTTCATCACATCAAGCGGCTTTTGCGTCGGGTGATCGAACCTTACTTCGTTTCCCTCACGAGCGAAGCCATTCCACAGATGGCGGATAATCCTGACGGCGCGTGGAATGTTGGTCCATGCCAGTTCGCAGTCCGCGAAATTGCCGTTCACCTGTTTGTCCCAAACAAGCCAGCAAGTCGCAGCGGGGCAGTCGTAATAGTTGCCGCCAAAGATAATTTGCCAGCGTCCCGCAGCGCGAACAGCGGCGAGCAATTCTGGCGTAAGTGGTTTATCCCAATCAGTCGCCTCGTAGGTCCGCTTTGCGACCCGGCGATGTCCTTCGCCAACAATCGTTCCGCTCGCTTTCGCTGCACCCTTATCAGCCCCAATCCCATAAGGCGGGTCCGTAACTACCGCGTCCACCTTCGGCAGCGTCGGCAGGATGTCCCTGCAATCCCCCAATGCGAGTTTGGCGCGGCCAATGGTCACCCACTCAACCATGCGCCTTACTCCTATACTTAGCTTTGTGCAGTTTGCGGCACTCCTTACAGCCACGGCTTCCCGCCGACGTCAGGAACAAGTTCTCGCCAGAGAGGGGATGATTGCGTTTACAGCGGGTTCTCGCTCGACGAGCGACGGCTGCTGCCGCAATCCCCGCAGCCTTACAGACCTCCGATACCGCCTTGGTCACCCCAACCTGCGAGAGCGCATAGCAATTACGTGAGCAGAACCGATTGTTACCCCGATCAATCGCAAACTGCTTCCTCCAAAAAGCAGAGCCGCATTGTTCGCAATTGAACGTCTGCCCGGTGCGCACCGCCGCAGCGATCTTAGCGCGATGCTCAGGGGTAAAGACATGCCCCGGCAAACCTTCGCCACCATCGGTGAGGTTCAGCATATTGCCGTATTCACTGCGGAATTTGGCGATCCAGTACCGTTCACGCTCCGCGACATCATCTGTCGGCTTTAGCCATTCCAAGTGTTTAACAGCGAGGCGCTTGCCAGAAGCGATCTGTTTGCGAAGCCAGCGCTGAACAGGACGGTCACCGCCACGTTGAGCATCACGAATGTGAGCCTTGTGACGTTCACCGACCCAGCCCACGGTCTTGCCTACATAACGCGGAGTCATGCTAGGCCATTCGCAAAGGGCATAGATTGTCGGCCCGCTGGGCTTGCTTGCCCGTCCAATTGTCTCAACGCGCATGGCTAAACCTTCCTGACCGCGATGACATCGCCCCCGCTTCCCGAGTGCTTCCAATCGAGCTGTTCGCGGGTGAATTGCGCTTCTGTCCAAACACCTGATGACCATGGGCCTCGAAGGATGATCTGGAACGGGCCTTCGTCGCGTGGTTCGCGTGTTCCTGGCCATGGGTGAAAGCCGGGGGGTAGGTCATGCGGCATCACCAACCTTGATCTTGAGCGTTGCCAGTTCTTCCGGCGTGATGGCCTGCACTGGCGGCTTCCATTCGCGGTCGTGCAGCCATGCCAGATGCCTTGCGCGGCTCTTGGCGTAGCGACGGCGGGCGCCGGGCAGGAGCGCTGCAGTGCGGACTTCGGCAGGCGTTGGCAGAAACTTCGACGTGCGAACCAAGTCCGTGAAGGCAGCACGCAGATCGCAGACCGGAATGTCATTCAGGGCAAGCCAGTAAAGCTCTAGGCGGGCCGTTGCCTCATCCTCGGAAACCTTGGCCTGCGCCGTTGCCATCGCCAGCTTGCCGATCATTACTTCGACCTGATCGCGGCTTGCCAGTTCGGGTTCAGGCGCTCCGGCAAATTCAGAAAGCTGCCTCGCCGTGTTCGGTCCAACCACCGGGTTGTCGCCGCTCATCAGCAGCGCGTGCAGCCTGTCCGGCAATGACGGCGCGGACGTAAGGGTTCCGTGGGGCTTGATCGTTGCTAGCTGGGCGGTCATTTGGGCGGGTTTCCCTCAAAACTTTGTCGTGAACGTCGCGGATGCGGTTGTGAAAAGTCAGGTCCCAACCGGGCCTTCGGATTTTGGTGCTTCGCCAATAATCGCGGGTGTTCAGGGCTTCGCGCTGCAACCGGCCTTCAGGCCATTGGGCTACCAGTGCAGCAACATCGTCAGGCAATGGCCCCGGAACCCAATCATCAGGCATCCGATGGGGAACGACCGAGACTTTGCGCGCAGAGCGCTTCGCGCGTTCAGTTGTAATAGCTTCAGCTATTACAACTTCTGTATCTGTTTCTGTATCTGGGGGCGTTTCAGAAACGTTTCCTTTTGAGCGATGCTTTTGCACTCTTGCCGTCGAAACATCTGATTTATATTGATGTTTTGCCCAACCATGCGGTTCGTAACCATCGCCTAGCGCATCGATAAGACCCATGCTTATCAAGCGTTCAACGCCCGTTGATAGGTGGTCTAAGCGCCTCTTAAGAATGTGCTTCAGATCATCGAGGCATGGGATTACCCCGTCATTTTCAGACGCGACTGCAAGCAATTCCACCCACAAGCGGAACTCTTTGTCAGATAGCCGTGCAACCTTCGGATTGCGCATGGCGTCGGCATGGAAGCGGAACCATCGGCTCACTTGATCCACCCCCACTGTTGCAGGGTTTCAGTCACATCATCGCTTGAGCGGCAAATCGCGTATTGATGGCCAAACTCTGTCAGCCATCGCTGGCATTCCTTCTGGCTTGGCTGCTGATAGTTGCCTTCAATCTTCACCTCGATGAAGCCAACGCGCCCACCTTTGGCGAAGACCACAAGATCGGGAAAGCCAGGTGTCAGACCGTCGCGCTTCAGGCTTGCCATCTGACGGGCGCGCTGTTCCTTGCCGCCAGCTAATACCGAACCATTGGGCACAGCAACCGACCGGAAGCCTAGCTTGCCGATGTAGTCGCGCAGTTGGCGCTGCAAGATGGTTTCCGGCCTCATCCCCGCCCCCGATGCTTGCAGCCGATGTCACCACGGACGCCACACTTGGGGCATGGATCGCGGTCAACGATGGTCAGGGTGTCGTGATTGACCTTGCTGGCCTTCACGACGTTGGCAAAGGGCGTCAGAGCAAAGCGGGCGCGCTCCGAAGGGAACAGCCAGCCCTCGCCGGGTGTGTCGTCTATCGCTACGGTCATGCGGCCCTCGCTGCATTCAAGGCGGCAAGGAAGGCATTGTTACCCGCGAGTTGCGCAAGCTTGGCTTGATGCATATCGCGGGTTTCGCCGTCGTCGTTCATGCCGTCCTGATCGAACTTCGGACCGGTGTCCTTGGCACGGTCACGCATGACATCGAGCGCGTAGATGTTTTCCAGCTTCTCGAAGTCCACGCCGTAAGCCCTTTCCAGACTGGCAGTCGTGCAAGGCTCGGCTTCACGCAGCTCATCGAGAAACCACGCGTAATCAGGATTGACCTTCGCAGTTTCCAAAGCCTTCATGCGACCGTGAATGACCGTCGAGTGATCGGTCCTGCCAACGTATCGGGCAATCTGCGGGAACGACCACGTAGTGCGCTCACGAAGGACACAGGCGATGGCTTGCCGTGCCTTTGCATAACGGACGGTTCGGCCAGGTTCCCGCAATGTGGTCATGGTGAAGCCCGTCAGTTCATACAGGCGACGGGCGATGCCATTGGCGACGTTGATGCTCATCACCGCACCTGCGCATCAAGAGCGCGCGTCATGTGTCCGCGCTTGTGGGGGTTAGGCTCGTTGCGGATGGCCTTCCGAGCGGCTAGGCGGGCGTCCAGATCGTATGCATCTGGTTCGCAACGGTGGTCATCACGACGGCGGAAAAAGCGGGCGAAGATCATGCCACCCTCCGATTGCGCAGGGGGTGTGCAGCCAGCTTGCGATCTTCGCTCGGCACAATGGCTACACCGCCGGGTGAATTGGGATGACGGGCGCGGGCATGTTCTGCCGCGAAGTCGATGGCATCAGCGGCAAGGCTGTCATGGTCGCCTTCGTCGGAAGCCGCCACGAGTGCATGATCTTCCGGTGCGAACAGACGCGACAGATACGCACCGAAACCGGGAATGCGCAGGAGCCGCTTGATAGCCTCCAGCCCAAGCTGGTGCTGCCCGTTCGCATAAGTGCGCAGCGTGTTGTAGGGGATGCCCGCCTTGTCTGCGATGGCCTTGAGAGGCATCTGCAAGTCGAAGACGGCATCCGAGAACAGCGCCTGCTGCGTCTCAAGAATGAAGTGCGAAATCCTGTTATCGTGTGACAAGATGTTGCTCCGAAACAGAAGTATTTGAAACTGCATGGAAAGCGAAGAAACAGGCGGCACCGGCCAACGTGGCGGAGGGGTGTGCTTGGGCAGGTGCCGCCCGAGTGCTCTTGGTGCGACCCAAGGGCTGGTCACGCGTGAAGCCGTTTCCATTGGGGAAGCGGTTCTGCGTGTTCTTGATAGGATTGAGGCGCATTTAGGCGGCCTCGGAAATTGGAGCGGCCCCGAGGGATTGAACCTCGCTCAGCACGGTTGGAACCGTGTCGTCCCATTGACGGGCCGCATTGGGTTTAGGGAATGGCTGTTCCTTCAGTTTCACGCCCTTGGCGAAGCGGGGGGCCATGAAAAACAGGTAACGGAATTGGCGCAGGTCGTAGGAAACTGCCCGCTCCTTCCCGGCCTGAATGACAGCCGCAGCCTTCGACAAATTCGGGTCACGCGTCATCAAGCTGTTGTGGTAAACGACGCCATCAAGTTCCCAAAAAACAGCGCTGTGTTCGCCATAATAGCGGAAACCTGCCGCTTGATAGACCGCGCCAAACTTGCCGCAGCGTTCATCGGCAAACGACTGTATCCACTTTATCTTGGGATACTTCCGGCGAATGAACTTGATAGCGTAGGAAAGCGCGCGACTTTCGGAACAATGCGGCGCGACATCATCGAGCCACATCCGGTTAAGTTCAAGATATTCATCGAGGCCAGTGCCTTCCACGACGCTGCCAGCGCTTGCGGGGTTCATTGCGTAGCCAAACTGCAAGACACCCATGAACTCGCCGTCGATAAAGACGCCAAGGTGAATGTAAGTCGCACTATAAAACTTGCGGCTATAGTGGTTTGCGACGATCACACCGTTTGCGAAGTCACGACCAATTTCTTTGACCGAAAAGTCATCGCCGCCAAAGCCGATCACATCGGCCTGCCCGAACAAACTGGCCTGTGCGGACATGATATAACCGCGCCCGCTCACACCCGCCCCCTCGCCTTATCGGCCAGCCAAGCGTTGATCAGGCAGGCACCATGGAACGCAAGGATGATTGCGCCGAGGGCTGTGGTGTATGGAAGAATGTCGTGCATGGGGGTTTCCTTCCCTCAGGCTGCTGTCTTGCGGGCGTCCAAAATGACGCGCGACAGCTTGGATGCAGACAGTTTGCCGCCAGTCGCTTCCTCGACCTTAAGTGCAAGCGCTGGGGGCCAGTCGCGCGAGTTGCGAAGTTGAGAGAGACGCGCCTTGGAAACACCCATCTCAATGGCGAGATCGGAAAGTTTCTTGGCGTCCTTGCGGGCGAGATAAGCATGGAGCGTCGTCATGCATTACGTTTAGACTATCTAAACGACCGATGGCAAGCAAAATGTTTAGCCAGTCGAAACGACACGCGACGTGCATTTCCGTATCGTGTGCGCATGAAACCACGGCACGACATCTTCCTTTCGGCGTGGCTCAAGTCACTAGGAAAGAAGCAAGCCGACCTTGTCCGCGACCTCGGTTGGAACAAAGCGAAGCCCAGCCTCATCATCGCAGGGAAGCAAGAATATACCCGCGACGATATAAATGAGCTGGCGGAATACCTGCACTTGCATCCCTACGAATTGCTCATGCACCCTGACGACGCGATGGAGATACGACGCCTTCGAGAGGATGCGGTCAAGATCGTCGCCAGGAACCCGAATTTCAAACTTGTGGAAGTGCCGCAAGAGCAAGCAGCCGCAAAGGACGGAACCAACGGATGATTGCGGTAGTAATGGCGCTCGCCTTAGCAGCGGCAGACGAGTGGCCGGGGACAAAAGTAAACCGGCCCGTGATAGCCGCAAAGGAGATTGTCGGCTCCGGCCCCCACACGCTGGTTATCTCTGATCGGCAAGGTATGACGCGGATCGAATACCCAACGGGCGCGAGATGCCTGAAGGCACGCGATGCAATCCGCAAGCAGACTGCACCACCGCCCGACACCCCCGGCATCATCCATGGGCCGTCAAGCGTGAAAGCCTTCTGCGTCCCGCGTTAAATCCCTTTAGTTGATTGCCAGACCCGCCTTATCACGGCGGGTTTTTTGTGCCTGCGAAACAGGCGAGTCGCGACAGGTCCGAAAAAAGTTTAGCGACACGAAACAAAATGCTTGAGGTTTCCGTTTAGCACGTCTAAACAAAATCCAGACGCAGCGTTGGCTGCATGACTGGAGCCTCACATGAACGCTCATACCCCTATCGCCCTCCCTGCTTTGGCCCGCAGCCCGATTGAGGCGCGTCAGTTTGGCCTAGACGACTTTCGCCGCCGTCAGCTTATCCGTATGGATCGCAGCAATCTCGTTGCTTGCGCTAGCTGGGGCAGCAGGAACGCGCACTGGTCGGATGAAACGATCTTTGCCGAAAACTGCCTTGCAAATCGTGCGGAGGCAGCGTGATGACAAATACTCTCACCCCCACCGAACCCGCACCGTCCTATCGCGGTTGGACTATCACTTGGGATTATGGCCACTTTACCGCCACTAGCCCTAACTATGATGCCTCTTACGAAGGCCCGGAAGATGGCTGGGTAGATAACGGTCAGCGCGTGACAGCCCGCACCAAGGAAGGCGTCCAATCCGAGGTAGATGGCTGGATCGAAAGCCAGCTTTTCGAGGCTCTGGAGGCCATCGTTAACAGCGGCGTCGCCCTCACACAAAGCCAGCGGCTTGATGCTCTAGCCGCACTCAATGCCGCACAGGTGTCGGCATGAAAGCCCCCACCTTCACCACGACCACCTTCCTCACTCGCGGCAGCATGGAACGCGAAATCGAAGTCGAGATCGATTACACCTTCGACGGCGAAACCCTCGAAGTGGTTGACGTGCGTGACCTGACCGAAGGCCGCGAACTCACCGATTGGGAATGGGCATCATGCGAAGATGATGCCGCCACCGTCTGTGAGCAGGCTTTTGCCGAATGGCAGGCGGATTACGGTGAGTATCTGCGCGATGCCCGCATTGATCGGGAGGCCGCGTGATGAGCGACCTTCGCGACAGCATCGAACAGGCCATCAGCGATAGCCTTGACGCCGATTGGAAGCCTTCATGGGCGGCTGACGCCATCATGGAACTGCCCATCGTCGCAGCCGCACCTGCACTACTCGCCTCGATTGAAGCATTCCTTGAGATTGCCAAGAACCCAGCGCCACGCGCCGATGATCGTGTGATGCAGTGGACGAGCGTTGCAGCGAATGCCGCTCTGACCGTCGCTAAAGCGCGAGGTGCAGCATGACCTCCCCAACAGGCTGGCAGACCCGCCACGATCCCGAATGGCATGGTTCTGACAAGTGGGTAGCAAGCAACCTTCGCACTGGCGAGACGGTGTTTGCATCAGACCCGGCAGCACTTGCGCATGAAGTGGCAGCAGTAGCGTTTCAGGACGCCCGATGGCTGGCAACGGCAGGTGTGCGATGAAGTTCGATCACGAACAGAACCGCCGCGAGTTTGAGGAACGGCTTGCCGCTACCATAGCAGCACTTGAACGCTGGGACGCCGCCGAACGTGCGCTTGCAGAGGCAGGCATCGAAATGGCGCAGGACGTGCGCGCTATCATTGGCGAGGTGCTGTGATGCTCCGCCAGATCATCACCGCAGCCTGTCTTGAGCGCTATTTGGTCGCTGGCCTGATTGGCCTTGGCACCATCGTAATCATCGCCGCCGCCATGGGGGCAAGCATCATGGAATGGAAACTCGCATGACTGACATCCCCGACTGGGCAGGCAAAAGAGCCTGTGAACTGCTGAATGCGAGCGGTAATATCTCGTATATTTGGCCCCAACACAACACGCATCACGCAGTCCGCACCGTCGCCAAGCTGGTAATGCAGCACGAAACCGCCCCCGTCGATCCTGACGAGGAAGCGGTGAAGCGGATACTTAAGGCTTGGTATGAAGGGCGCGGTTTCGGATCAAGTGACGCCCTATACCCCGGTGCTCTCGCAGCCGCCGTCTCTCAATACAAGCAGGAGAAGGCTAATGGTTGAGCCTGACACCAACATTTATTTAGGCGCAGAAGTGCGGACAGTGACCATGCGCTTCTGGCCAAAGGGTCCGGCGGTTGTCAAGTTCGGCTTTCTTTTCGGCATAGGCTTTAGCCTTGGTGTTGCTGCTGTCGCGTCAGTGGCGACGCTGATCGTGCGGGCCGTATCATGACCCCGCGCCCTCTGACGATCCCCACCATGGGCACCCCCTACGTTCGCCAGCACATGCGCGGACACAGGCAGATGGTCGTTCTTTCCCGCCGCCTCGCAGCACCTGCTGACGGCACCACAACCCCCGCAATCGAGGCTAGCGCGGGTTCGGAGAGCGCACGATGAACGCTCAGAGCAAAATACAGAGCGGCGCTGCCCTTTTGCGCGTTCCGTTCGCACCGAACCATATCAGCAAACTCCCGAAGGAAAGCCGGGCGCAAGCAGATGAACGCAAGGCGCGCAAGCAGGGCTGCATGGTTTGGAAGTGCCCCGAATGTGGCGGCGCGCACCATAAGGATGCGGTTCACCTGGATTACGTTGGACACGCAGCGCTTACCGATCGGTTGCTTGACGCAGACCCGGAATGGTCATGGGAGCCAGTAGCGTTCGGACCTGACGGACTGCCCGCGCTTGATCGCAACGGCGGCTTGTGGATCAGGCTGACCGTCTGCGGGATTACCCGGCTTGGCTACGGCGATGCCGAGGGCAAACAGGGTGGCAATGCCGTAAAGGAAGCCATTGGCGATGCCTTGCGCAACGCTGCCATGCGGTTCGGTGCTGCACTGGACCTCTGGCACAAGGGCGACCTTCACGCAGACGATGAGGATGCCGGCAAGCCGGAGCAGGCAGGGGGACACAGCGAGGAACGCGAGGTTAGCCCCCCGCCTGCCAAGGGCTGGCGTGAACCCGATAGCCCGTATTCCACCCCGTCAAAGCTGGCAGCGGAAATGCGCCGCCTTGAGCGTGAACTGGCAGGCTGTGGTGACAGCGGCATGATCTACGGCCTGACCGCCACGCCGGAATGGGTCGAGTTTGTGCGCGTCTGCCAAATTCATGCGCCGCATTACTTGCGCGGTGGCGAACCTGCCCCGCCCGAATTTGAAGGCTTGCAGAACACCGCCGAACGGATGGTGCGCGAGTTCGACACAGAAACCGCAAACAACATGGCCGATCTGGCCCACACCTGAAAGGACGACTTCTGATGAGCAACAAGCGTTACGACATCGCCACCCCGCGCCCCAAGAAGGACGGCGGTTCCTATTGGGTCAAGATCGGCACCGCATGGCAGGGAGATAAGGGCATCCAGCTCGTATTTGACGCCCTGCCCATTCCCGACGCTGAAGGCCGCTGCGTGGCTAATCTGTTCGAGCCACGTGAGGCTGGCGACAACCCGCGTGGACGCAGCGCCGCCGCAGATCGCCAGCAGGCCAGCAGCCGTGCAAGCGGTGGCGGGTTTGGTGACGACGCCGACGAGGATGGAATTCCGTTCTGATGGCTCTCCCCCGGCGCATATCCAAGGAAAAGAACCGCTCGGAGCGCTGGCGTTCCCCGGCGCACTGCACGTTCGTTCGCCAGCACGAATGCAGCGTGCCGGGATGCACCAACCGCCCGATTGAGGTTGCCCATGTTCGCAATGGGTCTGACGCCGGGATGGGTCGCAAGCCGAGCGACTTCTACACGATCAGCCTTTGCGGTGGCTTGGACGGACATCACGCCGAACAACACCGCATTGGCGAGGATAGCTTTGCCAAGAAGTATCGGATCGATCTGCACGCGCTGGCAGCGGAGTTTGCCGCCGAAAGCCCCAAGGCTGCGGAGATCAGACGCATCAGGCAGGAAAGGGCGCCGGCATGACCTGCCTTCTATTCCACAAGTGGACCAAGTGGTCAGCGCCCATGCTGGTAGAGACGACGCTTCGGCGAGAAGTGCCGGTGCAGCGCCGCGTATGCCAGCGTTGCAATGCTGTCGAGTTCCGCAGGGTGCCTTTGCATTATGGCTGACAAAGCGCCCCTCTACTTCGAAGCCCGCCTTGGGATGCTCAAGGCTGCCAACCGTGCAGCCGAGGAAGCGATGCGCGACATCAAGGGCCGCGTCCGTGTCGAGATCAAGGGCGGTGTAGCAAACCAGCGCCGTCGCGGCCTGTATTGGGTCTGCGCTGGCATTGTCGTGGAGCTGCTAAATCAGGCAAATAACCTGACGCTGGACGAAACCGACCTACACGACATCACCCGCGACAAGCTGCGCATGTTCGATGAAATCCGCCTGCCAAGCGGGGACAAGCTGCGCAAGCGTCACAGCACCAGCAACCGCGCAATGAACGAAGCCGAGCGCGCCGCCTTCACGGATCGAGCCTTAGCGCTTTGGTCCACATGGGTAGGCGTGGACGTGACGACGCTGCGCACCGA